GACTGCTGTAATCCCATCTAAAGCATTTAATTCTGCTGCAGTAGACGTTACACCATCTAAAATGTTTAACTCGGCTGCTGTAGATGATACACCATCAAGAATGTTTAACTCAGCCGCAGTAGATGTTACTCCATCTAATATATTTATCTCAGCTGCTGTAGACGTTATAGCTGTACCATTTAAGTTAATTGAGTCTAAGTATGCTATACGATCAATATATATGTCTCTCCACTCTTGACTAGCAGAACCTAAGTCAAATGTAGAATCTGTGTTAGGTATAATAGAACTGTTTACATCTGCTCCGAATACGACATTATCAGCTGCAGAATCTCCCAGGGTAAGTGTACCACCATTAAACGTTGTAGTACCTGTAACAGTAGCGTTACCAGCTACAGTCAAATTACCACCTACAGCTAAATTACCTGTGATACCAGTTACTGCTTCTACTACGTTAGTACCATCACAAAACACTATGCTTGTACTTCCATTAGCTATAGCCATACCACTGCCTGAAGCTGTCTTTACTGTAACCACCTCTCCAGTGCTATTCTTTACAATAAACACTTTAAAGAGCGTAGGACATATAAGAGTGGCTGCTCCAGTTAAGTCACTAGTTGAATCGGTAAGATTTAGTATAGCAGCTCTAGATTCTGCTGTTGTACCGTTTGCTGTTGTTAAAGTAGCAGAGTTACTGCTCCAAGTGTTTATTGTTTTTAGCCCAGCTACGGCTTCTTCAACCATAGACGTTATATTGTTGTTAACAACGTCACCCCAAGAGCCAGTCAGTTCGCCTTGAGTGGGTAAGGCAAGTTTTAAGAGAGTAGAAAATTGTGTTGCCATTTATAAAACCTCGCAAATAGTTAAATTATTACACCAACAAGTCAATATACGCAAGAACTTCATAGTTACCTCACTAAAAAATACGTATGATTGCGTTATTAGCGTCAGCCACAGGAAACGATATAACAAAGTTACCCGAGCTAGATTGTTTGTCTTCTCCAAAGTCAATTACTGCTATTGCAGGATTACCTGTTGCACTCTTATATATTAACGCTCCTCTAGCTGTTAAAGAAGAAGAACTCCAAGTGGTGTCAGAAAAATCTAGAAAAGCCGTTGTACCAGAAAGTGCAGGGTTAGCTGCTATGCTAAGAGTGTTACCCCCTGCTGTGTATCCTGTGCCTACTACTTCATTAGTTGTGCTGTACGCTGTAGTGCCTGCATGTAAAGTTGCGGAAGACGTGTATAAAGCAATTTTAAACGCCTGTGATGTATTGCTACTAAAATCCATCTCTCCATCTAACAGAGCTGTTTTAAACGATGAGCACATAGCTTGTGTAATTGACATCTATATCTCCTAGCCCACTGCAGTTTTGTTTTGTCCAGAACGATACATGTCCTGTCTAAGCTTGCCATCACCTAGTTGTTTTAATAATGTTATAGATTGTAGGTAATGCTTCTCATATAAAGCGATCATATCAGCCTCACCTTTTTGGAAGCGTATAGCCTCAAGTAGAGTTCCGTTTAATAGAGCTGTATCAAAGTTATCTCCAAGATATGTACCACCTGCAGTTACAATAGATGTAGGATACTTAGCGTGTATGTGTTCTAGTGTGTAGTTAGCGTCTGGTATTGGGGAAAACATAAATCTTACATTAGAACCCACAGCGCTATGATAAGCATAAAACTTTGGCAGCCCACGTTTAGCAGTTGTGGTTACAGGATATGCTTCTCTTAAAAAATTAGAGTCTTTATTCAATAAAAAAGTTTGTGTGTCACTGTTTACTATAGCTAAACTATAAGTGTGTAAATACCCGTCAGGTGTAGTATAAAACTCGTTACCCGCAGTTAAATTACTAGTATCAACATTACGCATAGCTGGTAAGTCTACAGAATTAAATATCTTCTGTTCTGCCTGTTGTGTAAACAGAGCGTGTTGATTTGCTGTAAACGTCTGTTCACATATTTCTTCTACATTTGCTTTTAAATTAGTATAGTTCATAATTTACACCTTAAAAGAGTAACCTTGCGTAGCTATGCCTGCACCTCGTGCTTTTACTTTACCTTTGATTAAGCCACCACCGCTATATTTTTCAGCCATATCTGGATTCATTTTCTGTTGAACGCCTTCAGGCAATTTAGAAAAACCCTTCATGTTTTTTGGTACGCTACCACCAGGGGCATAACCTTTTGGTTTTTTCATCCCAGGTGTGCTAACTTGTTTACCCATATTAGATCTATTCATATTCTTCTCCTTACGAAGTGGTTACTGTTACTTGCCCTACAGCTGTAGTGGCAACAAAACTTAATTTATTAAACTCAGAGCCTGAGTATATTTGCGCTCTGCTCGTTGCATATCCTGCAAAGTCAGGTCTTGGATTACGTACAGCTTGTGGGTCGTGCACAGGAAACATACCTTGTCTATTCTGTGGGTGGTCGGAACTCCAACACTCTATACATGCTTTTAAGTTAGTGTCATTACCTCGTACAACTAAACTACGCAAATCTCTTAGTTTATATCTAAATCCACAGACATCACATTCAGCTAACGTTTTGTTACTACTTGAGAACTTGTTTGACATAACTAAATCCTACTAACACGGGGAACAAAATGTTCCGAAGTTTTCTCTCTATCTTCTCCAGCAGCTAAGCTATACTGCTCGTCATACGCTGCTTTTAACATAGTAATCCTATCCATAAACTCAGGCACTTTCATGGCTATATGATACGCTAAACCTGCTACTAGGCAAGGTAAAAAACGAAAACTCATATCAGCGGTCTCTACACCATTGCCTGCATCTTGTATTCTTCTCATTCTGTAATACACAAAAGTGTAGCTAGTGTCAGGCACAGGCCAAAGGTTTATCCTTGGAGCTGCGGCTAAACGCTCGACCCATACTTGGATCGGTCTACCTGTTGTTAACTTGTTAGGGATTGATGCGTAAGTGCTTACGCCTATACGGCTTATGGTGAGATCAGACTGTGTACTAGAGTTACCAGCGTTTGTACGTATAACATGGTCAAGAAGGTCTATTGTATCTGCAGGTAAAGTATATTGTGATGTGCCAGCAATTACAGCTTGTGTGGCTTCTTCTATAGTCCACATGTTAATGCCACGGTTCTGCCACTCAATAGTCATTAAATTCATAGACCTACGAGCAGTTCTTAAATCATAACCTGAACGCATTTCTCTGCCTGCACGTTCCCAAGCTTCTTCAGCTATCTCTGTAAAGTCCATGTCAAATGCAGTAGTACCTGATGATGCCATTATTTATCTCTTTCCCACTCACGTGACTTTTCTATAAGACTTCGTCTTTCGTGCAATCTTTTTTGGCTGTTTAGCCACTTGTTTTCCGCTTCTAGTTGCTTTGCGCTTCTTAGCCGTAGTGGCTGCGTATTCTTTACTAGATAAAGCTTCAATTGCTTTTTTAGGTAAATAACGCTCGCCTGTTGCTTTTGGCCCTTGTGTACTAGGTTTACCACTTTTGGTTTGCCACTTTTGTTTACCCCACGCCTTTAAGCTTCTTTGCGGTTTCTTTAAAGCCATTAGCTCTTGTAACCTCCACCAGCTTTTTTATAAGCTTTAGCCATCATCTGAGCTTTACGTGCAGACCATTGACCAGGATTTCCTCCCTTACCACCAGCTTTTATTCTATTGAATATGCTTTTACGTAAGGAAGGTTTAGTATAGTTACCAGACTCATTAACTTTGCTCTTACTCTTCTTTTTTACAGAGCCACCCGCTTTATAATAAGATCGCATTATCGTTTTCTCCTAGCTAACCCTGCGCTGCGGACGATACCACCTTTTTTAAATCCGTTTAAAGGTTCTGCATTTGACTTGTTTTTATTTTTATTAATATACCTTTGACGATGTATAGTCATATTTTTAGAAAGTCTAGTAGCAGGATCTTTAAAAGCATTGTTTGCCTCTGTTTGTAAAGCTTGCATTTCTTGTGCAGTCATTACAACCTCCTAGATGTATTTAGTTGGACGTGCGCCTTGCTGAACGATGCCACCACCTCTGTATTTCATCATGGTGCCTTTAGCCATACCACCACCCATCATTTTTTTAACTTTGCCACCAGCTTTAAAATCAGCTCCAGCACCAATAGGGTTCTTCTTTTTAAACGCTTCTGTTCTTACTGCTTTTCCACCACCTTTACGAGTCTTGCCTGATTTAAAGTTCATGTAATCTCTTAAACCACCAGAGTTATTAGGAAACCCAGCATCTTTTAACATTTTAGGTGTTACAACAGGAGCTTTCTTTTTAGGGGCAGCTTTTTGACCTCTAGTTGATTTTTCTGTGGCACTCATTTTTGCAGATTTCTTAGCATCACTTGCTATCTTGCTTAACTGAAGCGTATTTTTTTCAGACATAGTCATGGGATCTCGCTTCCCACCTTTCATGTCTGTGTTGCCTACTGGTTTTTTATTTGCAAAATCAGTCACACCTAAGACACTCTTTGTATTTGTTTTATTTGTGCCTACTTCACTCATTAGTTTGGCTTTCTTTGCTTCTGCAGCTAACCGTGCAGGAGATTTACCGCCAACCTTATTACCTGTAGGTTTGTTATTTTCAGATTTTGATACTTGTTTTTTTTGACGTTCGTTATAAGCGTCCATCATTTTTTTAGTAGTCATTGCCATTTTATTCTCCTAACATTTCCATCGTTTACGTGCTTGACGCAGACGACTATTTGGGTCTTTAGCAGCTTTTGGAAACTGCTTCATTTGTCCTGCGCTACGTGCACAGTACGATTTACGTCTTTTTGCAGATTTACTACCAGCTTTAACTTTGCCAGTAACAGCCGTTTTTAATTTAGATCCAGGGTTATCTTTACGGTATTTAGCTACACCTTTTTTGGTCATGCCTGCACCAGACTTGGTAGGACGTTTCTGTCCTCCGCCTATGGTGTGACCCTTCATTGTACCTTTTGTCGCCATACCTACCTCTATGCGTAGAATATAGTTATATTATCCGCAACATCTACAGTGTACCTAACAGAACCACCGCCATCAAATAAAACACCTTCAGAAGGTATAGTAAAATCTTTAGTTGTGTTTGCTGTACCTATAGTTCTTGATTTAAACAATGTTGTGCCACTCTCGGGTGTACCGTTTATAAACTCAACATCACCTGCTGTGCCACCTGATACTACAGACATTCCTTTTAATCTTACTCTGTTAGAATCTTCAACGGCTTGTGCACATAAAGATCCTGAACCAACTGTTATGTTACCCGCAAACTGTGCAGAGCTAGTAACTGATGTGACTGTTAAGAATAAACTTTCGCCTGCTACAGCTTCAGCAGAACCAGTAGATGTAATAACTTCTGTTAAGGCATCACCAAAAACATCCGTTCCAACAATAGTGTTTGTTTTAGCATTATCGCCAGTACCAGCTGTAGTTACTGTTACGTTCCTTGCGGCTCCTCCAGCAAATGTAGTATTTGCCATTGTTGCGGCTGTATTAGGTCTAGCTGCAGTAACTAATCTATCTGCATCTGCTGCGTTCTCATCACTTATAGTTAGAGCCCGTACATCTGATAAACCTGCCATATTAATCTCCTTATAAAAAGGTGGGGCCGAAACCCCACTATATAGTTAGATATTAGTCTGTGTAACTAATTCCAGGTGTACGAGTTATTTTAATAGCTTTTAAGTGTATTGCAGAATCTGCGTTTGTACTTAAAATACTTAAATAAGGAACCACCACATCACCATCGTCAAAAGTAAATGCTTTTGTTGTGCTTGGTGCAGCTAAAGTACCTGCACTCATAACAGCAGCACCGATGTGAGCGAATGTTACAACACCAGCAGAAGTTACCGTAACTTGGAATCTATGATTACCACTTGCTGCCGTTGCTTGAGTTGAGTCCACATGTGCTGTTGTACCATCATTAAGTCTAGTTGATATTTGAACATCATCGGGTGACAATACGCCAAAAGCTACATAGTCTGTATAAACAGCATCACCTGATGCTGCTGCTATGATAGCTTGGTGTCCTGTTTGAAACTCTTCTGCTTTTCTAAATCCGATTGCAACACAATCTTGGTCAGTAAAGTCAACACTGTTAAATGTTGCATCAAAAACCATTCCATGTGTTCCAATAGTACATGAAGCACCACCACCATGCTGTGTTCCACCAAAGATAAGTTCCATACCTGTGTTGTCTGCTGTTGCAGCATCACCTTGTAGGTTTAAACCTGCTGCTGTACCATTTGT